TCCCGGCGGCTGGTAGGAGGTCCACGATGCCCGATCTCATCGCCGACTTCTGCGAGCGCATGTTGGCGCTCGACCCGAACATCGACGTGCGCATGGCCGACCGCCTGTGTCACGACCTGCGCAACGACTGGGGTGGGCAGCGGGTGTACATCGCTCGCAACCCCGGCGGCCATCAGACGGAGCTGCGGCTGCGTCTCGGCACCCTGTCGGCCGACGGCGTCAGCCGCTGGACCCGCCGCCGGCGCCTGTAGGGTGCACGGATTGCCTTACTGACCGCTGACCGTCTGGCCATGCTGCGCGCATGGCGGATGTCCCGACCACCGAGCCGACCAGCGTCACCGCTGGCGACACCCTGACCTGGCGGCGATCGCTGCCGGACTACCCGGCCAGCGCCGGCTGGGTGCTGTCCTACGCGCTCGCCAACGCCGACGGGCTGCTGACGATCACCGCAACGGCCAGCGGCGACGACCACCTCGTCTCGGTCGCCGCGGCCACGTCGGCCGGGTACATGCCCGGTGAGTATTCCTGGCAAGCGTATGTCACCAAGTCGGCCGACCGGTACATGGTCGACCGCGGCGCCATCACTGTCCGGCCAAACCTGGCTGCGCAAGGCGCCGGGCTCGACCTGCGCACGCCGACCAAGGTTGCGCTCGACAAGATCGACGCCTGGCTGTCCCGGCCGGACACCCTGCCGTTCGTGTCCGAGTACCAGATCGCGGGCAGGGCCATGAAGTACGCCGACGTGCTCGCGATGCGTTCCAGGCTCGTCGCTGAGGTGGCGCGCGAGAAAAACGCGGACCTCGGGATTCATCCGCGCTATCTGGTGCGGCGGGTCGCCGAATGAGCAAGAAACACCGCAAAAAGACCGAGAAGCGCGCGATTTCGCCCGCGCCAGTTGTCGTTCGCGCCTACGATGGCGCGCGGCCGACCCGCCTGACCGGCGAGTCGCCGCTCACCACCAGTTCGGCCGATACCGAGCTGGCGATGAACCTGGCGGCGCTGCGCAACCGCTGTCGCGCCCTGGTCCGCGACAACGCCTATGCCAAGCGGCTGCGCCGGCTCGTCCAGGACAACGTCGTCGGCATGGGCATCGGCCTGCAGGCCGCCATCACCTTCCGCAACGGCAAATACGCCGACCGGCTCAACGATCCGATCGAGGCTGCCTGGCGCGAGTGGTGCCGCGCCGATCAGTGTCACACCGCTGGCCGGCTGCATTTCAGCGACCTCGAGCGGCTGCTCATCGGCGAGGTGTTCGAGGCCGGCGAGGTGCTGGTACGGCTGCACCGCCGCGCCTTCGGCCAATCCCGCGTTCCGCTGGCGCTCGAAATCATCGAAGCCGAGCGCATCGCCGACGACCACCAGATTCCAGCCGTCCAGCCGGGCCATACCGTGCGGCTGGGCGTGGAGCAGGATAGCTGGGGCCGTCCGGTGGCGTACTGGGTGCACGGCACCTTTCCCGGCGAGTACCGGATCGACTGGGCTGGCACCAACCGCCTCGAGCGGATCCCGGCCGACGATATCCTGCATCTGCACCTGATCGACCGCTGGCCGCAGTCCCGCGGCGAGCCGTGGCTGCACAGCGTCATCCGCAAGCTGCAAGACATCGGCGCCTACACCAGTGCCGAAATCGAAGCCGCGAGCGCCGCGGCCATGTACGTCGGGTTCATCAAGTCCGACACCGAGCCGGTGCCTGCGAATACGACCGGATCTTCGTCCGGCACCCTGCCGGACTGGGTCGCGAGTGACCCGCGCTGGCAGGGCGGCAGCGACACGCGCTTCATCGACATCGCGCCGGGCGAGATCAAGCACCTCAACCCGGCGGAATCGTTCGAGGCGTGGAACCCCAACCGACCGAACAGCCAGGCCGACCCGTTCCTGCGGCTGATGCTGCGCGAGGTGGCGGTCGGCGCGGGGCCGAGCTACGAAGCGACCACAGGCGACTACTCGCAGACCAACTACAGCAGCTCACGGCTGGCCAGTCTGGTCGAGCGCGACCACTGGCGCACGCTGCAACAGTGGTTCATCCGCGCCTTCCGCGAGCCGCTGCACCGCGTCTGGGTGAACCAGGCCGCGACGTTCGGCGCGTTGCCGGCCGAGCACTTCGAGTTGCTGCAGATCGACCCGGCGCGCGTGTTGGCGGCCCGCTGGAAACCGCGCGGCTGGTCGTGGGTGGATCCGACCAAGGAGGTCGAGGCCTACCGCCAGGCCGAGCTCGCCGGGTACTGCACCAAGGGAGACATCATCGCGGCGACCGCTGGCGGGCTCGATCTCGAGGACGTCATGAAGGCCCGCAAGCAGGAGCTGGAGATGATCGAGTCGCTCGGGCTCGCGTTCGAGACCGGGCCGATGGCCGAACAGCCGGAGCCGGAGCCTGAGCCGACACCCGAGCCCGACGCCACCGACGACGACGAGGCGCCGCAGCGCGCCGCACTGACGAGGGTGAAATGAGCCTGAACCTGGACGAAATCCGCGGCAAGCCGCAGGCGCGTGAGGCCACCTTCGACCGCGCCAGCGCCAACACCGAGGCGCGCACCGTCGAGCTCGCATTCAGCTCCGAAGCGCCCTACGAACGCTGGTGGGGCATCGAGGTGCTGTCCCACGACCGCGCCGCCGTGAACCTGGACCGCATCGGCAACGGCGCCAACGTGCTGGTCAATCACGACCCCGCCGACTACGTCGGCGTCATCGAGTCGGCACGCGTCGACGCCGACAAGCGCGGCCGGGCCACCGTCCGGTTCGGCCGCAGCGCCCGCGCCGAGGAGGTCTGGCGCGACGTGCAGGACGGCATCCTGCGCAGCGTGTCGGTCGGCTACACCATCGACGACATGACGCCGACCCGCACCGGCAAGAACGGCGCACCGGACGAGTACACCGTCACACGCTGGACCCCCTACGAGATCTCGTTGGTAACGATTCCGGCCGACGCTTCTGTCGGCGTCGGTCGTTCCGCATCCGCCGCGGCACCCGCCGCACCCACGTCCCTGGAGGACACCATGTCTGAGCACGAAACCGCTGCGGCGAGCGCAACCGCCGAGACCCGTTCTGTCTCTGTCGAGGCCGGCTTTGATGCCGGCGCCGCCGAGGAGGCGCGCAAGAATGCCGTTCGGCACATCTGCAAGCAGGCCGACATCGACGAGCAGACCACCATCAAGTGGGTGCTCGAGGGCGTCAGCATCCAGGAGGCGCAGAAGCGCGGCATGGAGGTCCTCGCGGCCCGCCACGCCGACTTCAAGCGCAGCGCCGCGCACGTCGGCCTGTCGAGCAAGGAGCTGCAGCAATACTCGCTGTTCCGCATGATCGAGGCGGTCGCCAACCAGAACCCGGCGAAGGCTGGCCTGGAGTTCGAGGTGCATCAGGCGATCCAGCAGAAGATCAACCGCCTGCCGAACGAGCGCAGCTTCTTCCTGCCGTCCGACAAGGCGTGCCACCTGCAGCCGGTCGACATGCGCGAGGCGCGCGAGCGCGGCCGGACGTTCATCGTCCCGGCCGATGTCCTGACCCGCGATCTCGTGTCGGGTACGCCCAGCGCCGGCGGCTACCTCATCGGCACCGAGAACATGTCCTTCATCGAGTTGCTGCGCAATCGCTCGGTGGCGCTGCGCATGGGCGCGACGCGGCTGACGGGGCTTGTGGGCAACATCACGGTGCCGAAACAGACCGCTGGCAGTACGGCCTACTGGCTTGCCAACGACACCACGCAGATCACCGAGTCGACGCCGACCCTTGGCCAGCTCCCGCTATCTCCGAAAAACGTGGGCGCGTATGTCGAGATCACCCGGCAGCTCGCCCTGCAGTCGAGCCCGTCTGCCGAGGCGCTCGTCATGAACGACGTCGCCGCACAGGTGGCGCTCGCGGTCGACGCGGCAATCCTCGAGGGCGCAGGCTCCGGCGGTGCTCCCACCGGCATCTCGGCCACCAGCGGCATCGGCTCTGTTTCCGGCTCGACCCTGGCCGCGGCTGGCGTGATCGAGTTCATGACCGACGTGGCCGCCAACAACGTCGTTCCGGCGCGCCCTGGCTACGTCACTACGCCGACCGTGGCCGGCTTGCTGATGATTCGGCCGGAACTGCCGAGCACCGGCACGTCGAGACTGTGGACCGGGAACATCTGGGATGGCGCGCTGTTCGGCGTCCCCGCCATGACAACCGGCCAGGTGACGTCCGGGACGATGGTGTTCGGCGCCTGGGAGCACGCCATTCTTGCCGAGTGGGGCGTGCTCGAGGTCGAGGTCAACCCCTTCGCGAACTTCCAGGCGGGGCTGCGCGGCATCCGGGCCATGTACACGTGCGACGTCGGCATTCGCTACGCCGGCGCCTTCTCGCGCGCGACGTCGGTCACCTGATGCCTGGCGTGATCGTCAAGGTGGTGCGGCCCTTCTTCGTGGAGGGCCGCGCCCTCGCGGCCGGCGATACCGTCGAGCTCTCGGCCAGTTTGGCCGCCGAGCTGGTTTCGTGCGGCAAGGCAAGTCGCGAGCGCGCAGCAGCCGCCACCGTCCCGCTGTCACTGGAAAGCGCCGACGCGCTGGTCAGCACCAG